GAGTGACTTGGCTCGTAGAAATGCTATTGCCAACTTGTTAGAAGATTGGGGATTGGTCAAATTGGTAAATCCAAAACAAACTGAAGTGCCAGAACCTATATTTCTTTCTCAAATTAAAATCATTTCCCACAAAGAGAAGGCTGAATGGCAGCTCGTGCCCAAATACAATATCGGAGCTAAGGTTAAGAAGGATTAAGTTTACAATTGGTAAAAAACCACAAAATACTTGATACCTAGTATAAATACTAATATAATCTTAGTACCATCGTGATGGGAACGGTAAAGGTGGAACCTGGTCCTACCGCACCGTAATACTCCAGGAAATGCCCACCTTAGGGCCTGTTTGATGCTACGGTAAAAGGCGTCCGGATGAATAAGACTGTACCTCGTTAGTGTACGCTGGAAAAAGTAACCAGCACAACCGATACGCCTTCGGGGTATCAATTTTTTAATCTCGCTTTTAGGAGAAACACATGACAAATCTTATGAAAGATTTTTTCAATACCGATTTAGGTAAATTACAATCATTCACTGTTGGTTTCAATGACACAATGGAACTCATGCGTGAAGCAGCTGCGGCAGCTGCAACAAAAGCCGTATCTTATCCTCCATACAACATCAAACAAGTAAAAGAAAACAAGTACGTCATTGAAATGGCTGTTGCTGGTTTTGCTAAGTCTGATATTGAGATGACTTTAGAGGGTAATAAACTCGTAATTAAAGCTGCAGCTAAAGATGATGATGAAGAAGAATACCTATTCAAAGGTATTGCCAACCGTGGATTTGAACGTACTTTTACTCTTGCAGATAAAGTAGAAATTCAAGATGCAGAAATGATGAATGGCATGCTTAAAATTTGGCTAGAAAACATGGTCAAAGTACAAGACGCCGTTAAGAAAATCACCATCAAGGAGAAGGAAGATAAATGATTGAATTAATTACCAACTTTTTCAAACGAATAGGTGGTGATTACGGAAATGATTTAGAATCCTATATCACCGCTAGGGACCCCAAGAATGAAGGTGATGTTGAAAGACTAACCATTGAGTATAATGCCAGGTTAATACAAAACCGGTATTATTAAAACAATAAGGGGTTGCTTGACAACCCCTTTTTTTGCCTATATAATACTCATCATGAAAACCGAAAAACCAACTATCAAAAAAGCCCGTGTGAAAACCACACAGGAAATCTATTACGTCTGTGGTCCAGAAGTCAAAGAGATTGATGGTGTACAATTTGTATATGTAATCAAGAACATTGGTATCCGTGAGACACCGAAATTGATGCGTAAGGATTCTTTAGAGTATATCAAATAATTGCCCATATAGCTTAATGGTAAAGCAGTGAACTCATAATTCATTGAGTGGTGGTTCAATTCCATCTGTGGGCACCAAATAATACTACTTTGGGCATGTAAAACATATAAAAAAAGAAAGTGAAATAGAAGATGGGTGGCAAAGAGGAAAAACACAAAAAACAAAAATATGAAAACCTTTATATGGATTTAGCAACAAGAATTGCTGAAATGTCTTATGCCAAAAGACTTCATGTTGGTTCTGTTATAGTGAAAAATTCAAATATTATTAGTTTTGGTTGGAATGGTATGCCTACTGGTTGGGATAACGAATGCGAAGATAAAGAATACATGAGTTCTGATGCCGGAGGTTGGTTAGATCCCAATGAAATTGAGGAACAATGGCCAATGCAAGAACAACAATTACCAAAAGAAAACAATCATTGGCGCCGTTATAACTTAAAAACTAAAAAAGAGGTTCTACATGCTGAACAAAACGCCTTGGCAAAACTGGCTAAATCTACCGAATCTGGTGACGGTGCTACTATGTTTGTTACCCATGCTCCATGTTTGGACTGTGCAAAGCTTATATTCCAAAGTGGCATTAACAGTGTTCTATACCGGAACTCTTACCGGTCTGATGATGGTATCAATTTTTTGGCCAAAGCTGGTGTCCTTGTGGAGAAACTAAATAATCCGGAGTTCTAATGATTTAATCTAACTTACAGGAGACTTACATGAATATAAAAGTAGTGAATTGTCCTGATAAAGATTTTAGACCATATATTGAACGAGCCGCAGAATATTTTTCCAGTGAATTGATACCTAATAAACGAATACGAAATAACTGTTATACACTTATTTGTTTTAACGATAAGATTACAGAGTTTGGTTGTGCTGAGATAATAGGTTACAATACACTGAATAGAGCTAGAGAATTCAAGATAGAGATACATCCTGGTATTGGTTCTAGAAACATATTAGAAACATTGGCACATGAAATGGTCCACGTTAAACAATATGTGGACGGAGAATTGAATGATAGTCTGACAAATTGGCGTGGTAAGAAAGTCAATTCGGATGATATAGATTACTGGATACAACCGTGGGAATTGGAAGCATTGGGTAGAGAACAGGGATTGTTAACAAAGTTTGCCATCAAAGAACATTTGTGGGAAATCTTTGAAGGATTTAGAAATCCAACACTACCGATAGAAAATATTCCTATTGAATGGAAAATAATTTAAGAAAACCGCTTGCCAAGGTATAAAAAGGCCTATATAATAACACTATGAACAAATTAAAACACACATCCTTTACATTGCAACAAGAGTATCGCCCTATTGGCTCAGCTAATAGTGCCGATATGCCATGGCTTGTGGACAGGGGATTTGTATAAAGTAATAGAAAAATACTACAAACACAAAACCCCTAGGCCTTAAAATCTAGGGGTTTTTTGTTTTGGTGTTGTCATTTTACAACAACCAACTTGACAAGGGGTCATTTCTGATGTACACTCTTGTTTGTTCATTAAAAATTTGTTGTAGTTTATTGGGGTATAGCATAGTGGTAGTGCAGTGGGCTTTGAACTCACCAGTCCTTGTTCGATTCAAGGTACCCCAGCCATATAAAAACACACTTCCGACAGTAGGCGGAACTTTGGATATGTCCATTCGGGTGAGTGTGTTTCTATATGGAGGGTTATCAGGTCTGGGACCTGCACTGTCTTGAAAACAGATGGACTGCGAAAGTGGTTGGAGTTCGATTCTACCATCCCTCCTCCAGAATGGTGAGTAAATTAGGTGGGACCTAAGACTGCCTGCTAAGCAGTTCGTTTGCGTTAAGTGGATTCGGATCGAGACCGATGCTCACCTCCATAAGATAAATGAAAAGTGATTATGTGGAAAATTATAAGTGAAAAGAAATTACCGTTGAATGAATTTTCAACACTGTCTGAAGCAATGAAGTTTGCAAAGGGTTACGGAACATTTGTAACCATCACCGATGGCACTACAGAGATTGTAGGTAAGTTTGGTGTTGCTTCAGTAGAAGATAAAGTTTTACCTGATGGTAATTCTTATACATGGACTATGCGGCGTGATGAAACACACCGTAGTTCACGTAGAAAGTTAGTGTAGGTGTGACCCGAAAGGCTAGGGAACGGATTGCAACCCCGTTTTATGCAGGTTCGACTCCTGTCACCTACTCCAAACAAGTTGTAGAAATACAACACACTGGTTGACAAAGGATGTGGTTGTGTTATACTACATTCATCGGTTGAGAAAACAACGTAAAAAAATCACAGTTGTATGAAAACAACAGACTGGTTGACAAGTTAACTGGTTCATGTATAATACGACTTATCGGTTGAGAAATCAATTGATACGTTCATTAAAAATTTGTTGTAGTTATTTGCACGATTCGTCTATCGGTTAGGACGCTGCCCTTTCAAGGCGGAAAGACGAGTTCGATTCTCGTATCGTGTACCATTTGTTTTGCTGATGTAAGCCATTGTGTAAACGTCAACACTCCGTAACTATGTTAATAAACGGTACTGCTGCAGCTACTCCGTTGAAACATAGCATATAGTGCGTCAGCAAAACAAATGGTAAATTTGGAGGTATAACTTAACGGCGAAAGTAGCTGGCTTTTAACCAGTTAATCAGAGTTCGATTCTCTGTGCCTCTACCAAAGAATATGGATGTGTAGGAAAATTGGTAACCCCAGCTGACTGTAAATCAGCCGCCATCGTGTGCATTGTTGGTTCAAGTCCAACCGCATCCACCAAATCCCGTTACTACTTCCGTCAAAGTAGCGTTTGATTAACGATAGAGATCCGGTGGCAGAAAACCGTTAGCGCAGGGAACAAGGCATGATGCCCAATACCCCGCAGGCTCTGATAGGCAGATTCCTAACTGCACACAGACTTTGAATAAATTGGATATAGTGTGAATCACTCAATTGGGGACTGGCGTGGAAACCAGTAGCCCCATACAAATTCTGGTCTGTTCGTATAGAGGTTATTACTGCGGATTGTCTATCCGCTTACAGGGGTTCGATTCCCCTACAGACCGCCAGATATATTCCACAGTAGCACAGCGGTAGTGCAGCAGGCTGTTAACTTGTTGGTCGTAGGTTCGATCCCTACCTGTGGAGCCAGTTTTAGGATACTTTCAGCAAATTCAAAAATTTCACTTTTAATGGAAAAAAAGCGTATCCTGTTGTATTTCTCCGTGTAGCGTAGTGGTAGCGTTCGTGTTTTGGGGACATGAGGTGGGAGTTCGATTCTCTCCATGGAGACCAGTAGTACTCGCCTTTATTGACGGCGTAGAGAAGGATAAATTGTCAATAACAAATTTCGGGCTGCTGGTATACTTGGGAACACACCTGCCTTGCACGTAGGAGTACGGGGTTCGACTCCCCGGCGGTCCACCAATAAGGTGATGTAGCACAACGGTAGTGCAGTTCCTTCATACGGAAAAGGTTGGGGGCTCGGTTCCCTCCATCACCACCAAATTATGGGCGATTAGTAAAATGAATATTACACAAAGCTACGAACTTTGAAGTGGGAGTTTGATTCTCTCATCGCCCTCCATAAATATGCCGAGGTAGCTCAGTGGTAGAGCAGCGTCTTGATAAGGCGTTGGCCAAGAGTTCAATTCTCTTTCTCGGTACCAAATATCTCGCTAGCTCAATTGGCAGAGCGCTGGTCTCCAAAACCAGAGGTTTGCGGTTCGACTCCGTAGCGGGATGCCAGTTTTATAAAAAGGTGATTAATATGAAAAAGTTCAACGTTGCGGAAGTTAAAGAGTTCCTTGCAAGTCAAGGACCAGACACCAAAGTATATCTTGGTGCAGACTCTGAAAGAATTAGAGTCGATGGTGTTTGGTATGCTGACTATGCTCTTGCAGTTGTAGTTCATATTGATGGCCGTCACGGTTGTAAGATTTTCGGTTTTGTTGACCGTGAATTAGATTATGACCACAAGAAAAGCAAACCTGCTATGAGACTGATGACCGAAGTTTACAAGGTATCAGATTTGTTCCAGGAATTGGCCGATGTATTAGAAGATTTTCATGTTGAAGTTCATTTGGACTTGAACAAATCTGATGAATTCGGTTCTTCTTGTGTTGTACAGCAAGCGATTGGTTATATCAAAGGTACCTGTAACATGACACCAATGGTTAAACCAGATGCACCTGCTGCAAGTTTCTGTGCGGATAGATTAAAAAGAATCCTTTCAGAACAAGAATCCGTTTAATTTGTTATAATCTCCTACATAGGTATTTAACCTATAGGAGATTATAATGGCAAGAAAACTTAATTTATCAAAAACAGATAATCGTGATGTAGCAGTTGGCCATGGCATGGAAAGAAGTCCAAAGTGGCCAGGTGTACAGAAATTACATTTGAAATTTCATCCTATTTGTGAGGCTTGCGGTTCTTCAAAAAACCTAAATGTTCATCACAAGAAACCATTTCATCTTTTTCCTGAACATGAATTAGATATGAACAATCTAATTACACTTTGTATGGATGTGGAAAAAGAATGTCACATTAAAATTGGTCATGGTGATAATTTCAAAGATTACAATCCGGATGTTGAAGTAGATTCAGAAAAAGTTCGTGCAGATATTAGTCTATTTGAATCTGTTGCTGAAGAAGCAAAGAAAAAAAGACTGATTGCTTAATCATATGGAGAAATTAGTTTAGTGGTAAAACCACGGGTTGTGATTCCGTTATCACGGGTTCGATTCCCGTATTTCTCCCCAATTTATGCCTTGTTAACTCAGCGGTAGAGTGTCTCGCTTACACCGAGAAGGCCGGCGGTTCGATCCCGTCACAAGGTACCATTTTTGTAAGTGTAGATGTTGAGAAATCTGGAGTAGGCATACTCTAAAGAAAGATGTAGTAGATTTAGATATCTATGCATCAAGTAACAACTAGAACTACGTACCTCTATACAGTCGGCCGCTTCAAAGAAAATACTGTTAAAATGGTGAGAAATAAGCGAGGTCTCACTACTTACAAATTCAATATGCCAAGATAGCTCATCAGGTAGAGCACTAGTTTGAAGCACTAGGTGTGGTTGGTTCGAGTCCAACTCTTGGTACCAATAATACCCAAGTGACGGAATAGGTATACGTACTTGTCTCAAAAGCAAGGTTATGTGGGCTCGAATCCCACCTTGGGTACCAATAAGGGTTATAAGCTTAAGTGATGAAGCAACCGGCTCTTAACCGGAAGAACAGAGTTTGATTCTCTGATGACCCACCAATTTGCTCTTATAGGTAAATGGCATACCACATCCATGGTAAGGATGTATCCTAAGTTCGATTCTTAGTAGGAGCACCAATTGTTGTTAAGATAAATTCTTTTTCTGGCTGAATATATAATTCATCCTCTTTAAGAGTTTTTATCTCAGTGACATATGATGGAATAAAATCAGATTCAATACAGTAGTAACCATAAGGCACATATTTTTGATGTGCAAATAGTTTGTAGAATATTTCTACTGTAGGTCTTTTTGATGTTGGTATCATATAAGTATTTATTGCCCCGGTGACGTAATTGGTAGCCGTGTCCGCCTTAGAAGCGGGATTCTAGGAGTTCGAGTCTCCTCTGGGGCACCAAGTTTTTATATAATGCGGCTGTAACCGAATTGGTATAGGTATCAGACTTAAACCCTGAGTTCTGCGAGTTCGAGTCTCGCCAGCCGCACCAAACATGGATAGAATAGAAATCTTCATTTTTATAAATATATAAAAGCGTCCGTAGCTCAATGGACTTAGAGCAAACGGCTTCTACCCGTTAGGCTGGGGGTTCGAATCCCTCCGGACGCACCAATTTATAGGAATAAAAATGTGGAATTGTAAACATTGTAAACAGTATTTTGAAAATTTTAGTATTTCACAAAAAGCAAATCATTCCAGGTGGTGTGATAAAAATCCTAAAAAAGATTTTTATAATAAAAAGACTTCTATAATGAGAGCTGGAATTACCGAAGAATCTGTGAAAAAAAGAAACCTAGGTATTTCGCAAGCACATAAAAATGGATCATACAAAGATGTTCCGATGAAAGCATTGAACACCAAGAAACAAAAAGGAAATCTAAATCACACAAATGCAACCAAAGAATTGATACGAGAAAAGGCATTAGCTTCAACTCATAGAAGATTGGTTCGTTCAATTAGGAAATATGTAAAATTAGATGGAACTATTGTAATGTTAGATTCTTCATGGGAAGAAGCCTTAGCCAAAAGATTGGATGATATTTTTGTTGAATGGATAAGACCTGAAAATCCCATACGATACATAGGAAAAGATGGAAAGAAACACAGTTATTTTCCTGATTTTTATTTACCAAAATATAATGTTTATTTGGATCCAAAAAATCCAATGGCGATAATTGCACAAAAAGATAAACTTGAAATTTTAGAAAATATGATGAATAATTTGATAATTCTGAAATCATTAGATGATTGTAGGAATTATAATCCAATTTGAAAGGAAATAATATGCCATCAGTATTTTTAGTGTCGGACACACACTTTGGTCACCATGGTGTGTGTAGATTTCTCCGTGATGACGGTGTGACAAAGCTTAGGCCATGGGATAATCCTGATGAGATGGATGAAGAAATGGTAAAGCGATGGAACGAAACTGTCAGACCAACTGATAAAGTTTATCATCTTGGTGATGTAGTGATTAACCGTAAAGCACTTAGCATTATGCATAGACTTAACGGTGACAAAGTTCTGATTCGTGGTAACCATGATATCTTCAAAGATGAGGATTACAGACAACACTTCCGTGAACTACGTGCTTATCATGTAATGAACGGAATGATTCTGTCACATATTCCAATTCATGAAGAAAGTCTTGGTCGTTTCGGTGTAAACATCCATGGTCATCTCCACTCTAATCGGGTTCAGATTCGTGGCTTCAATAAGAAGACAATGGGTATTGATAACAGATATCATTGTGTTTGTGTTGAACAAACAGATTTTAGGCCGATTCTTTTTGAAGATGTTGTGAAACGAATCAAAGAAGAAGGTGGTGAAGTTGGTTTCAAAAATGGAAACGGACCTGCCATGTGATGCGAGTATGGGGGAATTGGTAGACCCAGCAGACTTAAAATCTGCCGCCATGTGCGTACCGGTTCGACTCCGGTTACTCGTACCAGTAACTCAAAACGTGGAGGTTCAGGTCCAAAAACAACAGAACATAAAGAAAAAATAAGACAAGCAATCCTTAAAAAGAATGCTGAAAAGCGGGTAGAGTGAGAATGGACGCACATGACTTTGCCAAAGTCAAGATTCCGGATCGTTACCGGATACCCGCTCCAAGTTATTAGCCCCTATAGCATGAAGGTCGTGCAGTTGCCTTGTAAGCATCAGGTGATGGTTCGATTCCGTCTGGGGGCACCAACAAAATGGTATATTTGAATATACCGCTTGACTACAACAAATTTTTGTGTTAGAATACACAGTATTGAAAGATTGAAAAGGTTTTAGGTAAGGTACAGCAACATCAATTAAACTGATGGCTGCCCTTCAATGTTGGTGTATACTGGAGTTTAATTACTTTGAAGGTATGCATTGAAAACATAGGCAGCGAGGTGAGTTAGTTTTCTCACTTGAAATAAAAAGGCAAAAACTTACCTGTTGTTTTTAGGTTCAGTTCCGCAAACAAAAAATTTCACTGTAAATGAAAAAAAGTTGAACCTGTTATTTTGAAAGAGAGAAAATTATGAACACTTTTGTAGACGCTGTAGTTAATCAAGAATCTCGTACCACAAACGGTATGAAGGCACGTAAATCCACTGCTAATGCAGTTGTAGATTTATTCTACAACATTGGTGCATCCCGTGGTAAAGACATTGTTCCAGCATTCACTGCTGCCTTTGTTGAAAACAAAGAATTAGCATTGCGTGTGGCCGCATGGTCCCGTGATGCTCGTGGTGGTGCAGGTGAACGTGAAACTTTCCGTAACATCTTGCGTCACTTAGAAAACACCGATGTAAACTCGGCTGTTCTTTTGATGGCAAAAGTACCTGAATTGGGACGTTGGGATGACCTGTTGGTTTTCAAAGGTGCCTTCTTGAAACAGATGGCTTTTGATTTCATCCAACACGCCTTGGAATCAGGCGATGGCCTTTGTGCAAAATGGATGCCTCGTCAAGGACCAATTGCCGTAGAACTACGCAATTACCTTGGTTGGTCTCCAAAATTCTACCGTAAACGTTTGGTTGAATTGACCAAAGTGGTGGAAACACAGATGTGTGCAAAACAATGGGATGAAATTAATTTCTCTCATGTGCCTTCTTTAGCGGCATCCCGTTACAAAAAGGCTTTTAACCGTAACACTCCAATGTATGCAACTTATGTTGAAGCATTGGTTAAGGGTGATAACCCTGATGTTAAGGTTAATGCAGGTGCAGTGTACCCATACGATGTGCTGAAAGGCCGTATCGGAGGTTACATAAAATTCGACAAGACCGAATTGGACTTGGTGCAGAAACAATGGGAGGCTTTGCCTGACTTTATGGGTTCTGCACAAGATATTCTACCTTTGGTGGATGTTTCTGGTTCGATGACCTGCCTAGCAGGTGGTTTTAACTCCAAATCAGGCGTGTCCTGTATGGAAGTTGCAGTCTCTTTGGGATTGTACTTGGCAGATAAAAACATTGGAAAGTTCAAAGATACTTTCCTAACTTTTTCTGACAAACCAGAATTGTTGCACTTGAAAGGTAACATTAACCAAAAGATTGACCAAATGGTTAGTTCTACTTGGGGTATGTCTACCAACCTACACAAGGCATTTGAAAAAATCCTTGATGTAGCAGTAAAAGGTGGCGTGACACAATCTGAAATGCCAGCGATGGTATTGATTCTGTCAGACATGCAATTTAACGCTTGCGTTAAACATGATGACTCTGCTATGCAGATGATTGCACGTAAATACGAAGCAGCTGGATATGACTTGCCAAAAGTTGTATTCTGGAATTTGAATGCCGCATACGGCAACGCACCAGTAAAATTCGATGCCTCTGGCACTGCTATGGTATCTGGTTTCTCACCAGCAATTGTGAAACCACTTTTGTCTGGTGACCTAGAAACCTTTACACCAGAATCTGTGATGCTTAAAACCATCATGGATGACCGTTACAAAGTAATGTGATGGTATGAGGATTCGTAAGAGTCCTCATTTTGAAACATATTCATCAAGACCAAATTGTGTGTTGTGAGTTTTGGTCCTAGAATTCACCACAACATTTGAATGTGTTTCAAAATGTGTTATATATAGATATATGCGGGGTTAGTTTAATGGTAAAACAGCAGATTTCCAATCTTCGGTCGAGAGTTCGATTCTCTCACTCCGCTCCATTTAATGCGGTCGTTGTAGAACAGTTTAGGTGTCCAACTTGAACAGTATGTGCGAATCATACAGACCGCTCCATTTATTTTTGAGGACATTATGAATATTAAGCCATTGGGAAATAGAATTGTTATTGAACGTGTTGAAGGTTCTAAACAAACAGAATCTGGAATCATTTTGAAAAATTCCAATGAGCCAGATAAAGCAAAAGTTATATCTATTGGTCCTAAGGTTGATGAGGTTGAAGTTGGTGATATTGTTCTATTAAATTGGAATGCAGCAGTCAAATCTGGTGATTACTACGTAGTTACAATTGACCATGTAGTATTCATCTACGGAGAATAAAATGTCCGATGGTGGTAAAGGTTCAAGTCCAAGGCCTTTTAGTGTTTCACAGGAAACATTTGCAAATAACTACGACAAGATTTTCAGAAAACCCTCACCTGCTGAGGTAGAACAAGAGCGTTACGAACAAGAAGAATTTGATAGAATTTTGGAAGAAAACAAAAGACGACAAAAATAAATTAGTGCGGATTGGTGAAATGGTATCACAGTGGGCTCATAATCCTCAGTTCCGGTTCGACTCCGAGGTCCGCTACCAATTTATCTTTTAGTCTTTTTAACTTGTTCTTGTATTGTTCCACGACAAACTAATGCATTACTGTACATAACTTTATGTACAATACGGTTATCTCCATCATCACACTTATAAGAACACACTTGGTGTCCTTTACTATCAAGAAAACTTTCATCTAACCTACACTGAGTTGTAATAACCGTGTAGGGTTTTTCTTGTTTTGCTTCCATAGTTATATTAAAATTCACTGTCTTGGGTATTAAAGGCGCAAGTACGGTTGCTGCTGTTGCAACTGTCACCAAAAACTTTTTGGTTGCGGGTTTCATTTTGTGGTATACCACCAAATAAATGATAGTACCATAAACGCAGCAATCAATCCAAACGCCAAATAATATAAAAAGAACTTCATTAAACCAACTATATCAAATACCCATTCCAAAAATGTGTATTCTTTTTCTTTTTTCATTTTGGTGTTATTAGTTCCTTATTGTTTTCGTAAGCTTTTTCATCCAAATATTGGATGGCTCTCTTAACTTTTTCTGTTTCATATCTCTTTTGTTTTTCCAATTCTTCTCGGTATGTTCTGTCTTTCCATCTTTCCTGTTTATCTTGATATAACCAATACCAGAATATACCTAAAAATATACATAGAATCAAACCTGCTATGACCAATCCAAATTCAAATTTATATCTTTCAATTCTCTGAGTTCTTCGTTTTGCTTTGGCGGCCTCCTCTTGCATCTGTTTAGCAATCAGAACCTTTTGTTCTTTGCCCATTTCCTTGGTCATTGATTCAACTTCAGTAAACAATGCACCAAGTTCTGGTGGACTTTGATATATCATTAATTCACGGAGTTCGGTACCCATTTGTTCTAATTGTTTTTTCATTAGAACACGTTTCAATGCACGTTTGGCTAAACTATCTCCACCGGAATAAACTTCACTTTTACTACGTTTTTCTTCTTCTTCAAGTACTGCCATACACTTGAAGTAATTGTCATAGTATTGACCAAGATAGTCACCAATTTCAGCATAGATATTAGTTGAATCTTCACTGCGTTTGTTTAGTTCTTTGACTCTAGCCTTTTCTTCAGCTAATTGTTTAACTGCTGCGGGACTTGCTGGTTTATCTGGTGGATGTGCCTTACTGAACTGGTCGTCCAAATCCTTGAGGACTGCTTTCACATCCCCAGCGGCACCTTTAATATCTTTGTATAACTGACAACCTTTTTTCACAGCGGCAACTGCACCGTTGGCCAAGGCAAAGAGTGTGAACGGATCCATTTTTTACCATTTTTTCTATTGACAACATGATGAAAAAATGTTATAATGCTCATTCAAATCAAACTATATAATTATTTATGTAGTGTAACATACTAAAAAGGACATTATGAAAATTCTTGCTTTCAAACTAATCACCAATGAAGAAGTACTTGCCGAAGTTGAATGGGAATCCGAAACTGAATTTGTATTGTGCAATCCTGTGGGTATTGCAGTTGTACGTGGTAAAGATGGACAACCTAACGTAGGTTTTGCACCATTCCCATTACACGCTGAACAGGCAACAGGTTCTACTATTGCCATTGCAAAGAAAAATGTAGTATACTCTTATGTTCCGGCTGAAGATTTCACTAAGAACTACAAACAAATCTTTGGTGCAGGCATCATTCTTCCAGGCCAACAACAAATAATTACAGGTTAATGACAAGTTTCTACACAAATGTCCAGTCAGTGGCTGGACACATTCTCTATCGTGGTGTTCTGGATGGTAAAAGAGTTAAACAAAAAATTGAATACTCACCATCCTTATACATTCAAGCCAACAAGAAAACCGAATATCGTTCATTAGATGGCGAGCTACTGCAACGTAAGTTGTTTGGTAACATCTATGAAGCCAAAGATTATTTGGAAAAATTCAAAGGTGTTTCTAATGCCAGAGTATTTGGCAACACTCGTTGGGAGTATGCCTATATTGCAGAACATCATCCAGACATGGTTGAATGGGACCAAGATAAGATTCTTGTAGCAGTGATTGACATTGAGGTTGGTTCGGAGAATGGTTTCCCAGACCCCTACGATGCGAATGAACCAATCACAGCCATTGCTATCACCTACATGGGAAGTCCACCTATCGTTCTAGGATGCGGTGATTATGTGGTTCAGGGTGATGAAACCTATATTAAATGCCGTGATGAATGGACTCTTTGCAAGAAGTTTATTGAATTGTGGTCACGTAAATGTCCAGATGTTATCACTGGCTGGAACACCAAGTTCTTTGATATTCCCTATCTGATTAATCGTTTCAATAAGATTCTTGGTGAAGATGATACAAAGAAATTATCTCCGTGGAACTTTATCAAAAATCGTACAACTAACATCAATGGGCGCCAGCTGATTGCATATGAAATTGTTGGTGTTGCTTCACTTGATTATATTGAACTATACAAATGGTATGCGCCGGGTGGTAAATCACAAGAATCATATCGGTTGGATAACATCGCACAAGTAGAACTTGGTGATGGTAAAATTTCTTATGATGAATTTGAAAACTTACATCAACTTTACAGACAGAACTACCAAAAGTTTATTGAATATAACATCAAAGACGTTGACTTAATTCTCCGTCTGGAAGATAAGTTGAAGTTGGTTGAGTTGGCTTTGACTTTGGCATATGACACTAAATCAAACTACGAAGATGTATTTGCACAAACTCGTATGTGGGATTCTTTGACATATTCCTATTTGCTGAAACAGAACATCATTGTTCCACCAAAAGTCATCCAAGAAAAAGATGCTGCATTTGAAGGTGCTTATGTTAAAGATGTTCAGGCAGGTCTACACGATTATGTGGCCAGTTTTGACTTGAACAGTCTGTATCCACACTTGATGATGCAATACAACCTTTCACCAGAAACATTGATTGAACCAGAAAACTATACCAATGAAATGCGTAAGGTTATTTCTTCTGGTGTTACTGTTGATAAAATGTTAAACAAGTCTGTTGATACCTCAGAACTTGAAGGTGTGACATTGACACCTAATGGCCAATTCTTCCGTACAGACATACAAGGTTTCTTACCTAAGATGATGGAAGAAATGTATGAAGATAGGAAGAAGTTTAAGAACCTAATGATTCAGGCTAAAAAAGAATATGAAGTTGAAAAAGATGAATCTAAAAAATATGAAATTGAAAAACGAATTGCCAGATATGACAATCTTCAATTGGCGAAAAAGGTATCACTTAACTCTGCTTACGGTGCTCTTGGTTCTCAATATTTCAGGTTTTATGATTTACGTATGGCCTTGGGTGTCACCACTGCTGGCCAATTAAGTATTCGTTGGATTGAAAACAAAATCAATGATTACATGAACAAACTATTATCTACAGAAGAAATTGATTATGTTATCGCCTCAGACACAGACTCTATATATCTCAAGCTTGGTCCACTTGTTGATAAAGTGTATTCTAAAAAGACGGATGTTAATCAAGTTATCGCCTTCATGGACCGTGTCTGTGAAGATAAGATTCAACCGTTTATTGACAAGAGTTATCAGGAGCTTGCTACGTATGTCCATGCATACGACCAAAAAATGCAAATGAAACGTGAAGGTCTGGCCAACAAAGGTATTTGGATTGCCAAGAAACGTTACATTCTAAACATCTACAATAACGAAGGTGTTCAGTATGCAGAACCTAAGATGAAAGTCATGGGTCTTGAAATGGTTAAATCATCCACACCTGCTGCTATTCGGGTTAAAATGAAAGACTCTATCAAGTTGATTATCAATGGTACAGAAGAAGATATCCATAAATTCATCGCTGACTTTAGGGAAGAATTCAGAAGATTACCACCAGAAGAAATCTCCACCCCACGTGGTATGAATGGTTTGAAAACCTACACCGATGCGGTATCAATGTATAAAAAAGGTACACCAATTCATGTGAAAGGTGCCATTCTGTATAATCACCACTTGAAAGAACTTGGTTTAACTAAGAAATACGAGTTGATTAAAGAGGGTGAGAAAATCAAATACACATATTTGAAGATGCCGAATCCATTCAAAGAAACCGTTATTTCATATCCATCCAGGTTACCAAAAGAGTTTGAGCTTGACAAGTATGTAGATTATGATTTACAATTCGACAAAACTTTCTTGGACCCAATCCGTGGCATTTTGGATTGTATTGGTTGGAAAACTGAGAAAGGCAATTCTTTAGAGGATTTCTTTAATTAGTTTTAATTTACAGTTAAATAAACACAATACATTATTACTTCCTTTTTTGGACATATAATTTATTTATAAAAAATAGGACTTCTTTTCATGATTTTTTTGACCTTTCTAACAGCCATTGCCTTATCTGGTGTGGCTGGTTATTATTCTGTTATTGGTTTGGCTGCAATATTTCCAGGTTCATTTATGCCTGTCATTATTATGGGTTCAGTACTTGAAGCATCAAAACTAGTAACAGTATCATGGCTATATAATAATTGGAAACAATGTCCTATATTGATTAAAACTTACCTGTGTATGGCAGTAACCATTCTGATGCTTATTACATCCATGGGTATTTTTGGTTTCTTATCTAAGGCACACTTAGAACATTCATCTGATAGTTCACCACTCTTAAATAAGATTTCTATTTTGGATGAAAAGATTAAAACTGAAAAGGAAAATATTGATGCCAACCGTAAGATACTCAAACAGTTTGATGAGATTGTGGATCAAACGATGGGCCGCACAACAGATGAAAAAGGTACGGACAAAGCGCAAGCGATTCGCCGAACCCAACAGAAAGACCGCAATAGAATATTGCAAGAGATTCAACAGTCGCAAACCACCGTTGCCAAATACTCCGAGGAACGTGCGCCTCTATCTAATGAGCTTAAGAAAACAGAAGCGGATGTTGGGCCAATCAAATATATTGCCGCCTTACTCTACAATCAGGCGGTTGATACTGACATTCTCGACAAGGCCGTCAGACTGGTAATTCTATTGATTATTGTGGTGTTTGATCCATTGGCTGTGTTGTTGTTGATTGCTGCGAATATGTCAATGAGAAAACCAGAACCACCAAGACCAGTTGAAAAGCCAATTGAAACAACAGTACATGATATGGATATTCCAGTTTTTGTTCCCAAGGACGATTCAATACATGTTGATAAGGATAATGTAACAAATATTGTTATAGATGAAGCTTCAGGTGAAAGTATTCCACCAATCGGTGTGAATAAAAAACTCAAACCTAAGTATGATTACAGTGAACCATTTTCGTTTAAGGAAAACAAATGAGTATATTAGATAAAATTAAAAAGAACAGCAGTATCAAAGAATCTGCTATTTTAGCAAAATCAAAATTCTTTACAAACAAAGATATGATTCCAACAGCAGTGCCAATTATCAACGTGGCACTTTCTGGTAAGTTAGACGGCGGTCTAACACCAGGTCTTACAATGTGGGCAGGTCCATCCAAACACTTTAAGACAGCATTTTCGTTATTGATGGCCAAATCTTACTTGGACAAATATAAAGATGCAGCACTACTCTTTTATGACTCAGAATTTGGGACTCCTCAAAGTTATTTTGATAGCTTCGGTATTGATACCAACCGTGTATTGCATACTCCTCTTACTGACATTGAACAACTTAAATTTGATATAATGGCACAGTTAGCTGATTTAGAACGTGGCGATAAATTAATCATTGTCATTGATTCAATTGGTAACTTGGCATCAAAGAAAGAAGTTGATGATGCACTTGAAGGTAAATCGGTGGCTGATATGTCCCGTGCCAAACAAGTTAAGAGTTTGTTTCGTATGGTAACTCCACACCTGAACATTAAAGATATTCCAATGATTGTAGTGAATCACACATACAAAGAAATTGGTTTGTATCCTAAAGATATCGTTGGTGGTGGTACAGGTTCTTACTACTCTGCTGATAACATCTTTATCATTGGCCGCCAACAAGAAAAGGAAGGCACAGAAGTCATCGGTTACAATTTTATTATTAATGTGGAAAAGAGTAGATATGTTAAAGAAAAATCTAAGATACCTGTCAGCGTATCTTTTGATGGTGGTATTAGCAAGTGGTCTGGTTTACTTGACTTGGCACTTGAATCCAAACATGTGGTTAAACCAACAAACGGATGGTACAGTAAGGTAGATGTTGATGGTGTTATTGAAGATAAAAAATACCGAATCAAAGATACTGACACCAAAGAATTCTGGATGCCAATTCTAAGTCAAAAAACATTCCGAGATTTCATTGAGGACAAATATCGTGTTGCATCTGGTAATATCATGCAAGGTGATATTGATGGGGCTTTTGAAATTGAAACTATGAATGGAACAGAAGAATGATTGAAGGACTAGATTATTGCTACATCTATCCAAAGGATGACAAGACAGCAGTCAACATTAAATTTTTGGAAGGACCTTACAAAGATACCATCTTCAAGTATGGTAAGGTAAAGTTCAAAGAAGAAAATGAGCAGGTCTATTTACTTTTTGCTTACGATGTGTTAGAATCACCTGTAATGAAGCCAGCAAAACTGGAAAAGAACGACACATTTAAGAATTATATTGGTGACTTATTGGTAGAAATAATGTCATCTAACATTGAACAGGAAGTAATTGATGAAGCTGGAACAGACAATTAATTAATT